TCTTTACTGTGGTTGGGTTCGGATTTTCGACCAGTTTAGTGGTGATGAAATTTGGATTCCGCCAAGTGGCCATATCACGGCTGTCTTCTCGCGAACATCTCGCGATTCTGAGCAATGGTTTGCTCCTGCTGGTTTACGACGTGGTCGTTTGTTAACAGCTTTGGATGTGGAATATTCGCCAGCCCAAGGTGAACGCGATTTGTTGTATGGATCTGGCAATGCTGTGAACCCAATCGTGAAGTTCCCACAAGATGGAATTACTGTGTGGGGTCAGCGAACCTTACAGCGTACGCAAAGTGCTCTGGATCGCGTGAATGTGCGAATGTTGTTGATCTTCATCAAGAAGAATCTGACCCGTACGTTGCGGACGTTTATCTTTGAGCCAAATGATCGTGTCCTCTGGCGACAGGTTGCCGCTACGGTGGAACCGTTCTTGGCGGATATTCAGGTTCGCCGTGGTCTGCAGGGGTTCCGGGTGATTGTTGATGAGACGAATAATACGCCCGAGCGAATTGATAGAAACGAACTTTGGGTGTCGGTTTTCTTAAAGCCCACCCGTACTGTCGAATTCGTTGTGTTGAATTTGGTGGTGATGCGAACTGGTGCTAGTTTCGCAGCGGAAGAAGTGCTAGCTGCTGGTGGTATTATCAGCGGAGGCAACTAGTTTTGGTTAATCGCAGCGTCCACGAAAGTGGACGAGGATTGAAAAGTACTTAATACTAGTGTCTAATGTATTGTACAAAAGCCGGAGTGATCCGGCTTTTCTTTGATATATAATTTTAGTATGGTAATTGATGATGTTAATAATTGAAAATCAATTATATGAAGTTGCAGCGAGTGAATCAGTAGAGATTGCTTGTGCTGTTTGCGGTATAATCCTAACACGCAAAATTAATTCTATTAGAACGAATGTACGAAAAAATGGGAGATATATTTGTCATACATGTGTGATCACATCAGAAGAGTATTTGAATAAACAATACAAGGCGCATCCCAAGATTGGTAGAAAATGGGAACAACGAGTATCTGTCTGTTGTGCGCGGTGCCATATTGAATATCTTATAAATTATCGGTCTAAGATGTGGGTTGAGAAGCATAACCAACTTCATCATTGCGAATTTTGCTCTCATCAGATAGCACACCAATCTGGGAAATATCAAAAAATATATACAGAACAATTTAAAGAACGACTTCGTGAGAATAGTAAGGGTTTTTGGAATGGTGTAAAACCAGGCGAATGGAAAAGTCGATATATGGTGAGATTATTGCAAGATGAACAATATATTGAACTGATGAGACAATGTGGTAGGAAAGTATGGCTGAATGATCAATTCAAAAATTATATGCAATCACCGGCTATTGTTGATAAACGGCGTAAATCTTTCCTGCGAATGGTTCAAGCAACAGAATATCTACAATCATTAGGTGCTAGAAGTGTTAAATATTGGCAAGATCCAACATATCGGGCCATTATAACCCAAAAAACACGACAACGTATGAATTCGCCAGCTGGTCGCAAATTAGCTTCCATAAATGGACAAAAGCCATGGTTAGATCCGATTTATCGTGAGCGTATGGCTGTTGTTCGGGCTAATCAGCCGCGTGTTAGTTGTTTGCAAACTATGTTGTATGGTTTTTTACGGGATTTGGGTGTTGATTATTATGAAGAAGGTGATCGTACTGCTATCGGTTATTATGCTTTTGATTGTGTAATTCCACGGCAACGATCGATGCAGAGGAATTTGCTGATAGAATGTCAGGGGGATTATTGGCACACATTAGCAGCTACTGTCCCCCGTGATAAAGCTAAGTTTACGTATATCGAGCGATATTTTCCAGAACATGAGATTATGTATCTATGGGAACATGAATTCTATACAGATGGTCGGATATTGGATCGCCTAAAATTGAAATTGGGCTTGGAGATTTCTACTGTTGATTTTGAATTTGCAGATATACAACTAGTAAACGATGTACCGACTAAAGATGTGCGTGCTTTTTTAGATGCTTATCATTATATTGGTCGGGGGCGAGGTGGTCAGACATTGGGTGCCTATTATGAGGGCCAATTAGTGGCTTTGGGGGTTTTCAGTTCACCTTTGCGGCAGAATATGGAATTGCATGGTAGTTTTCGAGAACTATCACGATTTTGTATTCATCCAAGTTATCATAAGAAAAATTTTGCTAGTTGGTTATTGGCAAGATTTATAACACTGGTAGATGCACCTCGAATTGTGGCGTATGCAGATACTACGGTTGGCCATACTGGTGCTATGTATAAGGCTGCAAATTTTGTATTGGCCCATGAGGTTCCCTCTGATTATTGGTATGTGGACATAGCAGGATATGTGATGCATAAACGCACATTATATGGAAGAGCCTCGAAGATGAAGTTAACAGAGGCGCAATTTGCGGAGGAATTTGGTTATATTAAGAAATATGGTGGTAAGAAGTTGTGTTATGTTTTAGATAAGTAAAGCATCATGACTGGAACCAAACCATCTCAGATGAAATTATCAAATCTATCAGAGAAATTACTGCTTCTTGAGAATATCCATCACGTTCTTGAAGCATTAGACCAATTACTCCATAATATTGGTGTTCCGGCCAACCTCATCGGTGGCATAGCGCTTGGTGGCTATAATTATATTAGAAATACTGAGGACATCGATATTCTCATCAAACAATTAGATTATGAAAAAGTAGCTACAGCGTTGTTATCAAAAGGTGCTATTTGGCTCAACAAGGAGAATAAATATTCATGGCAAAACCACACTGTTCAAATTTGCTACGGCGGTTTGAAAGTTAGAGACACAATCTTTCCCGATCCAACTAACACTACTCCCGGTTTAACTATCATTGACCTACCGAGACTGTTAGCTATGAAAGTAGAAGGTGGTATGAATCAACATCGCCACCGAACTGATTTCATAGAGTTAGTGAAAAGAAACAATCTTGATATTGAATATATTAAGACACAGGTTGTACCGTTATTGCAATCACAACAACAGCAATTAGCAATGGCTCTGTTTGAAAAAGCACAGAAAGAGTTATAATCGGACCGCTAGATAAATTATATACTCGGACGACCCACTCGTTATTCTGAACCAATAATATGCCAAAACCTTCACGACAAAAGACCCAGGCAGTTTGTAGCTGTGGTACTACGACGTTTATTGGTCGTGAAAGTTTAAACATCAATATTAAGCGCAACGGGGTCTATTTGTGCCACCGTTGCGCCACCAAAAAAGCTGGGGCAGCCGGTAAATATAGCCATACTACGGTCAGTCGATCAGCACAATCAAAAGCGAACTGGCAAAGTCTCGAATATCGGCAAAAAATTACTGCTGCAAGTGTGGCACATAATACAACTGCTGATTATAGAGAGGCTCAAAAGGAAAGAGCGGATGCATTATGGGCTCAACCGGAATATGCGAATAAGGTAAGTGCTGGTGTGTCCAATACTTTAGCTGACCCGAAAGTTAGGCAAAAGATTTCTGATGGTCTGCTATTAAAGTATGCTATAGATCCTAATTATCGGATAATGGTAGGTGATGCCGCTAGAGAGCGATTTTGTGATCAAACGCGCCGTGCGGCGGCGTCTGAGCATACTAAGAATTGGTGGCGAGAGCATCGAGACGAGTTAATGCAAGTTTTTACTAGTATTGAGCATCGCACTAAATTGTCGGCAATTTCTACCAAGCTCTGGCAAGATTCGGATTATGCTATTTCAGTCATCAAACAACGTGGTGCAATCTCTAAACCACAACAGATGCTTTATGAGTTGCTTGATGGGTTAGGGATAACTTATTTCCAAGAAGGCCCAGAAACGTTTATAAAACCTTGGTCGTTTGATTGTTGCATCCCATATCAATATGGTAATCGTTCACTGCTGGTTGAGGTCCAAAGTTATTGGCATACATTGGCTAAACAAGCTGCTCGTGATCGGGCTAAATTTACATATATTAATAGATATTTTCCAGATTATGACATTATGTATATTTGGGATTATGAATTTGCGGTTAAAGACAGGACGATAGATAGGTTGTTGTTAAAACTTGGTTGTCTGGTCGATACTATTGATTTTGAATTTGTTGATGTGAAAGTACAACAAGCATCAGCAGCAGATATACGAGGCTTTTTAGATTGTTATCATTATATTGGTAAGGGTCGTGGTGGCCAATGTTGGGCAGCTTATCATGGAAATCAATTAATTGCTTGTGCAGTTATAAGTAAAACACTACGACAAAATATTACTTTTGGTGGTGATTTCCGTGAATTATCACGTCTATGTATTCACCCACGCTATCATAAAAAGAACTTTGGCTCTTGGTTTATAGCACAAGTTATCCGCCAATTACGAGCAAAATTTCATGGCCAATTAATAGCTTATGCAGATACTACTTTAGCGCATCGTGGTGTTATATATCAAGCAACTGGGTTTACTTTGCATCATATTGTTCCGAGTGATTATTGGTATATTGATTGTGGAGGATTTGTAATGCATAAGAAAACTCTTTATAATCGAGCTGTGAATATGCATATGACAGAATCAGAATTTGCTAATAAGTTTGGATTTTGTAAAAGATGGGGTGGTGAGAAATTATGCTTTATTAAAACAATTTAAATATTTTCTTTAGTCTTGCGGCATTTGAAGCAAATATTAAGTTGGATGCAGCGTTGTTTGAGACGCTGATACTCTCCAGTGCGATCTCGCTCGGGAGTGGACATAAAAGAACCCTATGACAAATGGCGTATTTTTAATATAAAATACGCTAGATTTGACTGGAGGTAATCATTCCTGGTTTTAATATCGCTCCTTTCGGTGGCGGATACGGTCAAGGCTACGGCCCAGCTAATACTGTCGAGGTGCGTAGAAAACACCGGTGGGTCTTTGAAACACTTGGTCGAGGTACGGGGGTATTCTCCCAAGCTGAATTGTTGGTGCTACAATCAGCTTCTCGCCCTAGCTTCAAATTTGAAGAGCCGGAAATGCACCACAATCAGGAAATCGCCCGTTTTGCTGGTAAGCAGGACTGGGACCCAGTTACCATGATGTGGTATGATGTTGAGCAAGACCCAGACATTTCGAAGGGCATTTATCACTGGATCGAAACAGTGGTCAATATGCACAGTATCAACGTCGCCCATCCTCGGTTCTACAAACGTACGGCGTCTTTGCTGGTTATTGATGGTTCCGGTCAGACTACTGAACAGTGGTCGATGATGGGAACGTGGCCAGCTGCTTGCAATTGGCAAGAACTCGATTATACGTCGACAGATTTATTGACTTGCGAGTGCACAATGCGTTATGATCGTGCTGTGCGTTCGCGGCTTGATGGGTCGTGCGTGGTCCCACCAGCTCCTGTGCCAATTACGCCGAATTGCCCACAATCGTCGTAAATAGTGTAGTGAGTAATGACAAGGGGTATCTGGTTAGACCGGGTACCCCTTTGGTTTAGGGAGCGCAGACGATGCCTGGGTTTTATATAGTCGACAAACGCTGCGGCCCCGGAGAATTTGTACCAATCGAAGGGACAGTCCCTCCCAATGATGTTGAAACAGCCAGACGTTATCGTTATCGCTTTGAATCGTTAGAACCACTAGATAAAAACAATCTACTACTATTTGCATATAAAGCAACTAGACCGAATATTGAAATCGAACAAATAACTATCCATAACGGACAAGACGAAATCTACAGACCAGGCAAAGTCAAATGGTTGCCAATCGATATTACCTTCTATGAACGCGTATATGGGGAAATGGACTCTGGTATAAATAGTGGTGGATATGATCAACCAGCTGAATTAATATACCAATGGTGGGCTGAATCTGTAATCCATATTAGCACATCGTTGCAAGGTTGGCCATATGATTTTTCGAAGCTTAATGCCAAAGGTTATCGAAAAGCATGCCAATTAGAGATGTTGGAGGGAAGTGGGATGGCTATTTGGACATATTATTTGGTGAATTGTTGGCCGATGAAGATTACTCCATGTGAGCTGGGTTATGCTGACACAGAGATCGCTGATATTACCATAACTTTGGCTTATGACAAAGCTATTGAAAAACGAAATTTTTCAGCAAAGTAGCGGTAAACATAATGCCTGGTTTTGTAGTACCGATTAAGGATGGGGCGATTGGCGGGCATGGTATTAAAGCCCAAGCCAGCACACAATATTATTATAGTTATACGTGGCAGATATTTCAATTGGTTGGTGCGAGTTTTAATAATACTGCTCTAGTTAGTTTACGGGATGCATCACTACCTACGTTTACCGCTAATCAAGACAGTTATATAAGTAGCAGTCTGGAATATAAATGGGCTAAAAGTATTACGTGGGATGATATTAAAGTTTCCTGGTACGATTCAGTTGGGCTAAATGATATTATGCGAGACTGGCGTTCAAGCGTATGGACTGAACAAAATGGTCTGCAAGTTGCTGATATATATAAGAAAAGATCACAAATAGATACGTATACACCAGCTGGATATAACACCATAACTTGGTGTCTAGTGGGAAGTTGGCCAAAAGTGATCAAACAGGGTGAATTAACATATACTAGCAGTGATGTGAAAATAGTTGAGGTTACTATTACCTATGATTGGGCGTTTGAGTCGATGCAGCAGGACGATTGGGGTAATATTGAAAAAGTTAAATCGAGTTGCGGCGGAGGAGAGATTTATCCTAGTGGTTCTGATTCTGC